CATAGAGAATGGTGGACATGGGGGTGAACCGTCTAGAATATCAAGTTCGTATTTTTTAATACCTGTCATTTCCATAATCTTTGCACCAGTGACTTCTTTGATATCACCACATATGTGTGCTGGTGTTTCAGGCCAATTCTCTAGATAGGTATCCACTGCGACTTGTTGGAACTCATTGACAAACTTACAATCACCGCCTGCAAGTTTATAACCAGCAGATGAACCACCACCGCCCGCAAAGAACGATATGTAGTCGAATAGTTTTCTGTCAGACGATTCCTTCAAATCATCAAGTGTATATCTAAAATATTTCATTCACTTCCTCTTTCATAATTTATACTCTTAGTATACTTGTTTTGCCAACAAATGTCAAGACATTTATCCAAAAAAATCTTCCAATGTTGTCTGTGTTCCATAAGAACGGTCAATAGACCACCCAATTTGGTTCATAATAAACACCAATGGTTCAACAAATGCCTTCTCATACTGTAAATCATAGTCAATCATACTGTGAATATCAAGTTCTTTAGGCAACTTGGTAATGAACGAAATCACATTAGATGACATTCGATTTGGTTGTCTCAAATTCAAGAACTTGATTTTATCACCTTCTTGGATTAGAGGATACTTGTTATTAAGTTTACTTTGTTTGGTATAATGATTATACAACAAAGCACCTTTACAATGCATAGGAACACCTTTACTGAAGATACCCGAACTACTACTCCACTTCTTTAGTCCATTAACAGAACGAGGAAATGCAATCTCTTCTGGAGGCAGTTTCATAAACTCTTCACGAAACCCTTGGATAAATGTGTTTACATCTTTCTCAGTACCAGACATAATAATCTTTAGACATTCTTTAATCTTGTCACGACAAGGTGCGGGCGTAGAAGATTTAACTGCTTCGATACCCATGATTTTAAGTTTAGGTTCTTGATAACGTACACCCTCAATATCCCATGCATTAAGAATGTATCTTTTCTTTGCAGTCCAGATACCTTTATCTGCAATAACCTCTCGTGCCATTTGCATCTTTTGGTCATATGCATTTACATATGAAGCAAGAGCTTGATAACTCTTATCAATAAAAGGTTCAAGTTTATCTTGAGCAACTCTATCAAGGAAGTCCACCGCCCTCCCACGATACGAATCATCTGATTCCTCTTCTTTCTTTTTAAGCACACTATTAACCAATTTGTCAAAAGTAATGTATACTGAATCCGTATCCGATGCAATAACATAATCTTCTCCATCTGTTTTTAACAACTTGTTTAGATACATGTTGATAGACTTTTCAATCCAACGAATAGAGAACTGTCCAGAAGTTGTAATACCTTCTGCAATCCTCAAATCATAATATCTAAACCATTCATTACCAATCGCTCCATAAGCAGAGTTAAGGGAAATCTTTCTTGCCATCTGGATGTTCTGAAACTTAGATACATCCTTTAAGTATTTAGCATCTTTGGTATCTTCATATTTTTGTTTTGCATCCAACATCTTCTTTTTGTAGATAGTACGGTCATTGTACATCTCCAACATCATCTCTGGTAGAAACCCTAGTTTGTCTTTACTGAACAATGCACCATTAGGTGTCATCGTTACATTAGATGGAAGCATCTCTTTAATATTAAATTTTTGTGCAATCAAATCATCAACTGCACTGTCACCTAGATTAAGTTGTTTTGCCAACAAAGTCTCTGGTGAAATATTGTACTGCATAATCAAGTGAGGATACAGAGAATTCAAGTCAAATGACATAACCCATTTGTGTTGTCCGACTTGTGGGTCTTTAACATAAGCACCAATATACTTTTCACCCTTGGATTTGTGTCCAAGTTTTTGTGGAATAATAATCTTTTGTTTTAGTAGATGGTTGTAAATCAACACATCCCAATACTTAACAGAAGTAAACGAGTCAGAGACATTTACCTTTGCCTCATACGTCATAGTCAGAATCAAGTCGATAAGTTTCATCTTCTCATCAAGTCTGTCTACAAGTTCAACGTCCATGATGTTATAGTCTAGGAAAGATTGGTAATCTTTTGTGTACCAATCACGGAAAGTTTCATATGGATTCTCATCCTTGCGTTGTCCTAGTTCAACAAACGCAATGTGGTCAAGGCGATATGATTCTTGATTGGTATAAGTAAATTTACGATAGAGTTGTAAGTAGTCAATGTTTTCAACACCAAGAATATTATACACTTGGTCTTTCTTACCAAAACCACTTCCTACCATTCTTGCATCAACAACACCCCAAGGCGATAGACGTTTCATTGCGTCCTCACCCATTTGTGATTTTATACGATTACAGATGTAGGGAATATCAAAGAACTCTGTATTCCAACCAGTAATAATATCTGGATGGTCAGATTCCCACCATGCAAGAAACTGTGCTAGAAGTTCACGTTCTGTTGCACATCGAATGTATTGTACATCTTCTCTATCGTTTTTGTATTCGTGCAAACCCCAAACCTTGATACGTCCAGTGTCATGGTTTTTGATAGTAATAGACAGCATTGGTTCTGCTGCTTGGTCTGCATTAGGGAAACCGTTCTCACATTCCACCTCAATATCAATAGTGACAATACGCATTTGCGAACTGTCGAATTGAATTTGTCGTGGGTATTGTTCTGCGATATATGTGTAGGGAAACTGTGTCATACCGAACACAAGGTGCGGTTGACTTTGATACAGTTCTACAAATTCCTTCGCCTCCTTGATGGAGAGGAATTTCATTGGATTGACATTGTTGCCATCCAGAGTAGTGTAACCAGTAGGATTTTTTACTGGTACATACAGAGTCGGTTCGTACTTAACTTTATAGTTAGAGCGAACACCATTCTTTACTGCACGAACCAGTAATTGATTGCCCCACTGGGCTACGTGTGTATAAAAGTTCAAGACATTTTTCCTTATCAAAGAGTTTCATTATATACGGTTTAAGGCAGAATGTCAAGAGAAAAGTGGTAATTGTTCCTCAGTTGAGAAATGTTTATCAACCATGTCGATAATATCCTGTGAGTGTGCAATCTTCGTTAGTTCTGATTCTACTGCCTCTGCAATATCGGAATGTTCTCCAATACCAGCAGGGTTCTTTAAATATACAGCAACATTTGCTTTATGTAGAGCAATTTTACCTTCATTATGTTTTCTAATAGCTTCAAGTAGTGTCATTGTTTTCCCTTTTCCAAGTTTCTCTGTTCATGTAAGATTTAAGTATTTCTTGCGTTACACTCTTACCTTTTGTAGACCTTTCAATTCCGCCAAACCCTGGCATACTGTTTATTTCCAGTATAAATGGTTGTTCCTTCTCTCTATTTCTAGAGGGTAGAAAATCTACTCCAACCAAATCTCCTTTGCAAAGTGCAGCTGCTTTGATAGAGTCTGCTTTTTCTAATTCAGTCAGTTCTATCTCTTCTGTTTCTGCACCCAATGATGCGTTGCTTCTTGCATCACCTTCAATTACAATTCTTTTCATAGACGCAATTATTTCTCCGTTGAGTACAATAACTCTAACGTCATAATCGACTTTTATATATTCTTGTGCAACAAGGTCAATGTTCTTACTTAACAAAGATAACATCTGGACTGTTGGATGTAGAGAACGCATAGATTCTACAATGACAACACCAACACCAGTTTGTGAACCACTTGATGCTTTCAGAATAATAGGGAACTTCATTCCCTCTACTGCTCTTTCTGCATCGTCTGAGTATGTTATAGGAACAGTTACAGGTGTCTGTAAACCGTTCTTTCTAAACAACTCGTTACAATAATATTTACTTGTACATATATCCCAAGTTTCTAATGATGGAACAGTCTTAAACCCAGCATCTTCTAGGAGTCTAATCATGTCTACCCATCTTCTATTTGTAGTAAATCCAAGAGTACCCAATCCTCTAGGGAAAATTAGTGTATCTTCTGGACTAATCTCAAATGGTTTTTGATATTCTGTTTTACCATCCTCACTAGGTTTAACTGCTTTTCCAGTTTCGTCAAATGCAAAAGAGTTGATAAATGTTTTACCATTCTTTTCTTCGACATAACATCCAGAATACTCAGCATTGAATAATTCAATACCAACCTTCTTTGCAGCATCATTCATCAATTTTACATCAGGCCTATCTTGTTTACCAACATCTCTCAAATTTTCGTGAGAGTTATGAAAGATAACAAGTTTATACTTTTGCTCTTTTGGTTCTTCAGTGATGAATTGTGAGAATTTTTGTGTCAACTTAAGCTTCTCTTTTTTTACCGATATTATATTTTGTTTCTAAGTCCCACTCATTTTTTTCTTTAAACGCAATCACTTTGATTTGTGATAGTGGTGCTTTAGGTTCTGCTGTACCCATCAATTCAATTAAACCCCAATCACTTAATAGAGATGCGATTGAATTTCTACGTTCAATATCGTTCTGGTTAATATTTGTGTCTTTACCATCAAGAGCAAACAACTCTTTAAAGTGTACGATAAAGTATCGCCCCTGTTTGTGTAGGATATGACACGACTGATAGAGTTTTCTCTCCTTGCGAGATGCAACCCCAATACGACTTAATGTCTCACGAACCTTTAGAAAATCATCAGGCTCTTTTAATTTTACTTCCAGCATCCTTTCGGGCTGCCAATCAATTTCATTCATTTTCTTCCACCTTTATTCAAACTACTTTTTATAGTATTAATTTGTTCATTATCAAGTATCTTGAGAGCAGCTTTTGCTTTTTCATTACTATAACCATAATACTCTTTTACATACTCTAAATCTTTCAACTTACTCGCTTTCACCCAAGGAGCATATCGTTTCTTAGACCTAATAGTATTTAGTAAAAAGTCATATTGCAGTTTTGAATCAAGGTGGTGTCTCATGTTCATCTCATTCACTAACATAATAGTGTCATTGAATGGTGCGAGACATTTATTGATAATGTAGGGGGAATACTTCTTCTCCCACATAGGGTCATCTGAATCTAGCAGATGTTCCTTTGTTTCGTTTAGGGATTTGAGGTAATGTTTAAGTTCATAACTCATTTGAACTGAACCTGTGTCATAATCTCAATCATAAATGCAAGCATATTGATTTCTTGGTCTGCAACGAATGCTGACTTATAAGAATAGTCTGCTGTTGCGAGAACAAGATGTGGCACAGTTTGTGGTTGAATATCTTCATAAAGTGCATCGTAAACCTTACGGTACATACGGGCAGGGTCATTATCAAGATTATTTGCAACCCATTTACGAATAGACTTGAAGTCTTTCTCTTTAAGGAAAGTTGTCAAGTCCTTCATATTTGTTTCTGAGATATTGACAAGTATACCACTGTCAATCATACCAGATACAGAATACCGTTGCAGTTCGTTTAGAACCCTTCTCCAATCTGGGAAGTACTTCTCAACAACACCAGCAACTGCTTTAGGTTGATACTGGACACCCTCTCCATCTAGAATACCTTGTACTCGTTTGAAGAATTCTCCAGCGAGTTTAGGTTTCTCTGCAACAGGAATACGAAATTCCACAACAGAACATCTAGAGTGAAGAGGGTCGATGATTCGATTTTTGAAGTTACAGGTAAGAATAAATCCACAGTTCTTATGGAACTCTTCTATGAATCCACGCAACGCAGGCTGAGTAGATTGAGGATTTAAATAGTCTGCCTCATCCAGAATAACGAACTTACGATTACCGTCCATAGAGACAGTACTTGCAAAGTTCTTAATCTTATTTCGCAGAACATCAATACCCGATTCTTCTGAACCGTTTATCATCATATAAGTAGCGCCTAGTTCCTCAAGCATAGCTTTTGCAACCGTAGTCTTACCTACCCCAGGCCCGCCAGTAAGGAGTAGATTTGGAATATTTCCCTCATCTACAAAGGTCTGGAAAGTCTTTTTCAAATCATCAGTGAGAACACACTCACTGATTTTTGATGGGCGGTACTTCTCCACCCATAACATCACATCATTCATAATATAAAACTCCTTGTTGGGATTAGGCTGCTTCTAGAGCAATAAAGTATTCTACAGATTTGTTCACATGTGAAAAATGTGAAATTCCTTTAGAGGATACTTGTACCTTATAATCACCACCAAGTAGTTTTAGGTTTTCAACTTTAAAAAAGTATGTGAAGTCATTCGGTGAATTATCACCAACCTTAATACTGAAGTCGTTAGAAGTTTCGTTCTTACGGTCAGTTACAGTCAGTTCAATATCACCACCAGCAGTTCCTTTAAGAACTACATCTGGAACACCAAGTACTGCACTCGCTTTTGAGATTGCATTAAAGGTGTCCTGTGTAAACGTAAATTCTACGTCTACTGAAGGCATAGTGATTTCCGTTTTCGGAGTAGTCACTACGGATGGGTCACTAAAGAAATACTTCAGTGAACTCCCACCGCCTTCTTCATTCAATCGTACCGATTGGTCTCCAAAGTCCAATGTAGGACTCTTAAACAGCGACATCGCTGATAGGAATTCATTCAAATCGTAGATTGCGAATTCGTTTGCGAAAGAATCTGGAATGGTTGCCTTCGCTACAATGTTTTTCATTGCAGACATTGTGTTTATCACATTACCAGATTTAACCAAAAGATTTTGGTTTATTGTTGAGAAGTTCTTTAGAACGTCTTTGGTATCATTACTAAGTTGCATAATCAGTTATCTCCTTGATTCATATCGTGATTGTGTAAAGCCATTATACCATAATGGATTACTTTTAGCAAGTCATTTCTGTTCTTGCCATCTTTTTTTCCGTACCTTTGAGAATATTTCAAAATATTCCCGATACAAAAACCTTCGCCATGTCCAGAGTCCATAATAAACTCCGTGGCTTGAAACTTGTTTTGTGAATAATGTGCAGAGTATGTTTTGTCAATATACTCTTGCAGTTCTTTCAGAATTTTACCTTCTGAATATTTGTAATCAATGTTTTTCAATTTGTACATCCTATAAGTTTGGATGGGGGGATAACCCCCCACCACTTTATTGATTAGCTTGAGTAAGAGTAATCAGTACCCGATAGTGCTTTAAGTCCAGCAGCAATCACGCCTTTAGATGGTTCACCCATTCTATAAGCAGTTTTACCTTTGAACGTATTCACATAGATACAATTACCTTCGCTTCTCAGCGTATCAATCATTGCTCTAGGCGATGTCAAATCAAGTTTACTTCTAAGAGTCTCCCATGTGACGTTCTTACCAGTTTGTAATAGTCTTAGGGTTTTCTCTCTTTTAGTTAATGCTTTTCTAGCCATATTATCTCCATTATTAAAATTCAACCATCAGTAATTTGATGATTAGTATACATAATACCCTATTTCTAGGGTAATGTCAATAGATTTATTTGATTTTAATTGATTTAGGTTTCATTGCCTCTGGGACAACTCTTTCCAAGTCAATACTGAGAATACCATCTTTAAAGGATGCACCGTTCACTGTCACATATTCAGCAAGATTAAATGCCTTTTTGAAAGCACGTGCAGAAATACCTTTATGTAGATATTCTTTATCATCGTCACCATCTGGTCTTGATTTTGACTCTACAGTAAGAACATTATCCTTACTTTCAATCTCAATATCAGACTTGTCGAATCCAGCAATTGCAAGTTCAATGCAATACTTTTCTTCAGAAGTTTTTACGATGTTATATGGGGGATATCCAGTTGATGCTGGTGCATCAAGTAGACTGTTGAACATTCTATCAAACCCGATAGAATATGTTTTGACCCTGTCAAAAGGGTCGATGTGTATATTACTTACCATTTTTTTCTCCTTAGTTAAGCAAGATTAAATACGATACCCGATAATCGGCATACCGTAAGTTTATTTATAATGGTAGTTTTTTGTGAGGGAAACTACCAAAACCCAAAATTTGTGTCACAGAGTAGGTGTTCCGTTTGTGACAACTGGACGACTTACGAACTGCACCCATATTATATAGGTATCCAAAAGGGGTATTTCAACCCCTTTTTTCAAGTTTTTTTTATGCAGCGTCAGCATACTCAAGTGCTTTATCCAAAGCATTGAGTTTTACTTTACGGTTACGTCCGTACCATGCAGACTGCAAACGTGAATCACCTTCACGACCTTGCAAGTGGTCTGTCATGTAAGTAACAGAGTTAAATGCCTGCCACCATGAACCTTCTGCGAAATTAGCACCAGGCTGTGTTTGCAGATTTTCCATTGCGATTTTAGCGTTACGAGATGTGAATGGAAGTACTCCATCTTCTTTCTCTTTTGCAGGCGCACCGAATACTTCATTGAAGTACTGAATTACATTATCACCAGTTGCTGGTTTTGAACCAAGGAACGAAGCCATTGACTTGTACTGTTCCATTTTCTCATGGGCAATACCCATTTGTTCTTTAACCATATCTGGGTCAAATGCCTTACGGTGATTTACTGTAACCATTTTATCTGTATCTTGTGATAGAGACAGTGTAAGAGTATTATTACATACAACACGAATTGGTGTCATACGAATATTAATAGACTTACCGAATTGGTGTGGGTTAGTAAACAGAAAGTAATTATCTGTTTGGTCACCGTTAAACAATTCAAAAGACTCTTTGGTTTTTGCAAGTGCCCAAACCATTTGTCCGTCTTTTAGTGAACCAGCAGTATGCATTTCCATATCACCTGCCATAACATAGTCATGGAAGAATTCAAATGCTTCTGAGTTCTGTACTGGATTCCAACCAGTACCAACAACGTCTAGAATAGAGTTGTCAGAGGAACGTACTAGTGCCTCTTTGTTTTTAATAGGAATACCAGTTGCAGTTACAAGAGGTTGTTTTTCTACTGTCCAATCAAGTCCAGCAACCTTTTGGAATTGGTCTGGTGTTAATTCACGGTCAACCTTAGTACCTAGTCCATGCCAAGGAACATCCCCAACATAAGCCATCTGTGCTTCACCGTTAATCATTTCAAGTTCGTGTGCCATTATATATTTCTCCTAGTTATTTTCTCAGTTTGTATATTCATTATATACGTTATTAAAACAAAAGTCAAGATGTTTTTGAAACATTTTTGAAATTAATTTCATCACTATTTCCATCCCTTTTGTCATTGTTACTAGTATAGTATACATGTTTTGAGAACAAAAGTCAAGGCATTTTTTATATTTTTTTGATTCTTTTCCTTGCTTTTTTCACTGCCATATCCATCTTTAGTTTAGATGCAAGCATTGTGAAGTTCTTACCTTCCATATGGTCGTACTCGTGTTGGAACACTCTAGCACTCAATCCACTAAACTGACTTTCTTGGGTATTTCCATCAATATCAGTATATGTGTATTTCAAACGACTTGGTCGTGATAGG